CCAGATGATTTTCTCCAGGTGGGAGCTGACCGCTTTCCAGTACGAGACGTTTTTGAGCAGGCGCTGGACCTGCTCATCCGGAATGCCGGTGATGTCGATGTTGGTCACATCGATCAGGATGCGGAAGTAATACGGATCGCCGCCGAACTCCCACCACTCCGAAACGGTGCCGGTGGGGATGATCTCTCGGACGCCCCGAGCCACGGCGGCTTTTGTTCCGCGGGTCCTGTGGATGAAAAAACAGTCCTTGATGGTTGCCCGCTTTATGTCGAGGGAGGCGTCGTAATCGTACCAATCCACCTTGAAGTCATAGGCCAGAATGTCCAGCAGGCCCTCGGGCAGCTCGTCGATCCTGGCGTAGATGCTGGCCAGGGCGATGTCCGCCTGCTGGGCGGCCAGGACCTCGGCAGCCGCGGCGCCGAGGGCATCGGTGTTTTCGTCCTCGGCCAGGACCCTGGGGAGCTGGGCCAGTAGATTAGCTTCGGTGATGCCGTAGGCGCTATTCATCCTCCACGCCCCCGTTCAGGATGGTGATGGTGTCGCCGCTTGTAGTGTCGCAGATGCCGATCTGCGGGATCGTGTCTGCCAGGACATAAGTCCGGCCCTCTTCCAGCACGCCGTCCCGCAGGGATGTAAAGACGGGTTCCCGGATCACCACCCGCTTGACGCCGGTCTCCATGATCATGGCGATCAGCTTGGAGGGGTTGATGTCCCGGCCAAGGTGCGAGGCCTGCCACTGAATAAAATCCTCCACAGCCTGGTTGACCGCGGCTGTGATCGCGGCGGCAGAGGCTGTCTGCTGCCTGGGGATGTAATAGGTCAGGTCGATGTTGTAGTGGACCACGCCGGGGTCCGACACTGCTACATGGTCTGTGTCAGGCCTCCGCGTCTCTGCATTACAGGCGGCCAGGATCAGGGCCTTGACCGCCGCCGAGGCGATGGAGCCGTCCTCCATCGTGGCATAGATGCGGACCTCCCCCGGGCTGGGCGAATTCACCACCACGTCTTCGATCTCCGTCGATACGGATTTGGCGAAATACTCATATCCGCCGATGGAGCCGGCAGTGGACAGGGAATCCAAAGACAGGCGCAGCAGCGCATAGAATTCGTCGTCGGTCGGCGGGTCCGAGCCGCCGTCGCTGACGATGGTGTTGGCGCAGGCGGTGTAGTAGTCATACACGTCCACGATGGTGTTGAGGGATCCGACGGGCCAGCCGTTGCCGGCCACGCCGGCGGTCTGGCAGACGACATCCGCGTCCACATAGGTCGCGCCGATCGGGACATAGGCGTCCTCCCGGGTGGCCCAGTAGAGGGTCTGGCTGCCGTCCGTGACCCGCGTTCCGGCAGGCACCAGGATCGTGGAGGCCTGGGCAGCAGAAATATAAAAGCGCACTGTACAGTGCGCATACGTTGCGTCAGGTCGTCCTTCCTGGATATACAGCTCTGCCAGAGCGTCCAGGTTTGTTCCTTCAGCCCGACTAGGTAAGTTCTGGTTACCTGTCCAGTTAATCAACCCGCGATCCTGAAGGACAATATCCTCCACCCATTTGATGAACAGCATCTCCGGGGAGGCAGGCTGCACCGTTACGCCGGTCAGGGATTCCCATTTGGCAATCATCGTGGCCTCCAGGGCAGCCACGTCCATGCTGACGAACTGGTATTGGGTGGCTCTACTCATCCGGGATATTCACCTCCACCTGTGGAATCAGGACCCCGTCGTTGCTATGGCGAAACGAGGCCGAAACGAATTCGGCTCGGGGTTCAAACTTTGCCAGGGCCTCCCGCACCTCAATTATCAGGATAGGCGCATAGGAAACTGTGTAGCTCATGCAGCACCTCCTACCAGTAGACATACTCCAGTAGGCTCACGGAATCGACACAGTGAGTCAGATCGCCATCCGCGTCGTAATGCTGGAGTTTGACGGTGTGCTTTTGAATGGTCCACCGATACTTGCCATACGCCTTTCGCCCGAGCACAAGCGGGAGCGTTGTGCCGTCCCGCATATACTTCCATATCAAGTTCAGCGATTCCTGTGGGTTGACCCCCAGGTACGCCGACAGCGTAATGTCAAATTCGATTTGGTCGGGGTCATCGCCGGTTTTCTCGGTTTTGGCATCGGTTAAATGCCGTTCATGGACTGCATACCGGGCGGACCCCGACCAGACCATGTTTTCAATCGTCCGGATGGTCTCGTCCGATACTTCAAAAATGAGGTCACCCAGCATACCGATTTGTGCCATCAGTAAATCCCTCCGATCACAAAGCCGTCCGAATTGAAGATGGGCAGGTAGATACAGACTACGTTGTCGTTGATCTTTGGCATCCACTGTTTGATGATGAGGTCATGCTTGTGGTTGGCATAGGCGTAGTCACCGTTGCCGCCGGCCTCATACTCCGTCCGCTGGGGCACATCATAGTCTGGGATATAGGGCCGGTTGTCCAGCACATGGAGCCAGCCAGAGGTAAAGCCCTCGCCCTGGAATTTCACTCGGGCCAAGTGCTTGTCGTTGTCAACATCCGTGACCGTACCCTTGCGGATCAGCCCGGCCAGGTTTTTTTGTGCGTCCATCAGTATCCCTCCAGTACACGGCGGGCAGTAATGGCGGTTCGGTAGCCGTCTTTATTGACCCGGTGCTTCGCCTTAGTGATGATGTACTTGCCAGCCCAGCCGCCCCAGTCTTCGGTTTGGATCGTCAGTCCGGCCAGCAGCGTCGGGTCCCCGGCCATTTCAAACTGCACCAGCCGCTCGAATTTGTTGTGCAGGCGCAGATTCTTTTCAGCTAGGGCTTTGGCCTCGCCGACAGACCCAACCTTGCGGTTCAGGTCCAGCTGTTCGTTACCTTCTTTGGTACTGTCATAGTCATCGCAATAGGCAACACCCTCGATGACAGAGCCGGTCTCGATATCGTTGTACCAGACGCGGCAGCTCTGATACTGGGTGTCAGCGGTGGACGTCATCAGCGCGAAGGTGTCATAGCTCCCATCGCCTCGGGTGATCGTCTTCACCGGGGCTTTGCTCTCATAGTCCACCTGATCAAAGACTACAATCTGCTGATTGGTGGCTTTGAGAGACAGGCCGGCATCGTGGCAAAGCTGCTGGAGAAAAGCGATATCTGTAACCTGGTATTGCTCGACCCGGTCATAGAACGGGTCGTTGCTCGCCAGGAACATACAGCTCATGCCATTGGTCGACGCCATCTCTCCGGCAATGCCGGAGAGGTTGTAGCTTTCCCAGGCTTTGCACTTCGCGGTCTGGCGGAACTGGGCTGTAAACGGCAGTGATGTGGCCTTGATGACCACCACCGTGGGCGGTCCGGAGACTTCCACGCTGTCCAGCTCAAATTCGCCGGTATCTAGCTTGTCCTCCCCGCCATCCCCGTTCCAGTTCTGGCGGACGATCTCAGCCCGGATGCTCATGCCGCGTCCTGCCGCCGCATCCACGGCATAGTTCAGCCAGCTGCAGAGCCAGATTCCGGGCGCTATGGTCATGGCATCCTGAAATTCGATTTGCAGGTCGTCTGCCTCGTCTTCCTGCATGTCTGTGTAGATCAGAGACAGGAAGTACGGCCGCAAACGCTCCGTGACATCCACGCCATTGAAGAAAAGGTTGACCTTTGTCCTCCGGGCAAGGTCTTTGTCGATCATGCGTTCACCTGCTTCCAGGGCGGCGCTGTGCCGGGCGCGGTATCAGTGATTTCCGGCAGGGTCAGAGCAATCCCTGCCGGAAACATGAAGTAATTCAAATAGTCCTGGTTACTCAGCATCAGTGCGCCGGCGTGCTGGCAGCTTCCAAGCTGCTGATAGGCAATCGAGTCCCACATATCCCCTTGGACGGTAGTGTAGGTTGCCATCAAAACCGCCTCCTTTGCCGCTCCGATTCCACCCGGGCAATCAGATCCTCCAGCCTACGCTCCAAGTCACGGTCATGCTCCCGCAGGGTGCTTTCCAGGTCAGAGGAAACGTCAGCCCCAGAGATCTGATAGACTGGGGCATAGCTGATCTCATAGACCACCTGATCCCCGGCGGCAGACCCGTCTGACGCAGCATCCTCCGTGGCTGGGATTGCTACAATTGGCTCCCTCCGTGCCTCGGCAGCCGAAGTCTTTGACTGCTCCGCCTGCAAACGGGCATAAGCTTTCTGGTTTGGCAGGTTTGCCATAACAGTACCGATCTCGGCCAGCTCCGGCCCGTATTCGCCTACCAGGGCGTAGCCGGTCCTGGCGTCCTCTGTCCCGGAGGCATAGGCAGGAATGTACTCGGTCAAAAGCGGGGCAAGTGTCTGGATGCTCTGGGCTTCCTGCTGCAGCCGTGCCGTTTCGTCCGCGGTCAGGACCTTTTCGCCCCCCTGGAAATACACCAGCTCCGGCCCGTATTCGCCTACCAGGGCAAGCCCCTCTTTGGCAAAGTCTGTGCCTGATGCATAAGCGGGAAAGCTGTCCGCCCGGCCCGGTTTTGTGATCGTGATTTGCGGCGTGGCGCTGATGCCGCCCAGGGAAGTCGAGATTACGTTGGCAATGTTGCCAAACGCGGTCTGAATCTCCGGGAGCATCCCGTTGGCCCCGTCCAGGAACGCCTGCAAGGTCTTTTCCGCATTCCGGCGGGCCTCGTCGCTCAGGTCCAGATCTTCGATGCTGTCGGCGACCTCCTGGGTCAGGTCCTCCATTTCCCCGGCAAAGTCCTCGTGGAACTGGGCGATTGCGTCAGCCGTTTCCTGCTGCACGGCCTGGAGGGCTTTCCAGTCCTCCACCATTTGAGCCAGATCCTCGTCGCTGGCCGAGGCCAACCCCGCGATGGCGTTGACGGAATCCGCGCTGCCATCTGCAAAGGACGCGATTACATCACTCAAGCCCTCGATCTCGTTGGCCCGGTCTGCCAGGGAGGCAAGGTTGGCATTATAGTTCTGCCAATACTCCACCTGGCTCTGCACGTTGCCGCCTATGGTTTCCGCGCTGGTCGCGGATACATCGGCAGCCTCATCCCATAGGGCATACTGCCCGGTGATGCTGTTATATGCAGCGTCGTAAACCTCCTGATATGCTTTCGCAAGTGCCTGTGCGCGGGTGGTCACGTCCTCAATCACAGCTTCCAGCGTTTCGGCGTCCGCAGCCTGTCTAGCCTCAGCCTCCTGAAGCTGATGAGTCTTGTCGGCCACGGCCTCAATCGCTTCGGCTTCCTCATCCAGGGCGCCGGTCAGCTCGCCAGCGTTGTCGGCTGCGTAGAGGCTGGCCTCGGAGAATACCGCAAGGCCACCGTCCACAACCTCCTGGAAGCTGTCTTTGGCCCGCTGTTTTGTGGTCTCGTCCAGGTCCAGGCTGTCGAGATAGGCGTTGTATTCTTCCTGGAGCTGGGCCAACTGCTCCGGGAACTGCCCCGTAATGTTGGTCAGGCTTTCGGCGGTGGCATCCTGGGCCCGCTGGAGCAGCATCCAGTTCTGCACCATGGATTCCACTTCGCTGTCTGTGGCCGAAGCCAGTGCAGCCACAGCCGCAATGGACTCATCACTGCCATCGGTGAAGGAAGCCAGCATTTGATCCAGCCCCACGATGTCCGTCCTGGCAGCCAATTTGGTCAGGTTGTTGTTATAGTCATACCAGTGGGTGATCTGGCTCTCCAAAGCAGCGTTCATGTCGCCGACGCTGGTTTCCGCCACCGCAGCCACCTTGTCCCACAGGGCATACTGACCCCGCAGGCTCTCCTGGGCCTCGGCGTAGGATTCCGCGTAGCTGTCGATCAGGTCATCAACGGCCTGGCGGGTGACCACGGTTTTGTCCGCAAGCTGCTGCTGTGCGGCGGCCGCTGCGGATGCGGCGGCTTCTTCCTCGGCCAGTGCATCGGCAGTCAACCCGAGCCTTTCTTCCAACTCGCTTTGCTTGCCTGCCATTTCATCAAGCACAGCCTGGGCAGATTCCTGCTCCGCAGAGTAGCTTTCCAAAGCCGCCTCGGCCTCAGAAAGGGTTCGACCCTCATTCTCATGCAGGTCAATGAGCTGCGTCAGCCATCCGGAAGTTGTCCGGGCAGCGTCCGCCTCATCGTAGGCCTGTTGGGCTGCGTTGTACTGCTCTCTGGCAATGGCGGCGTTCGCCTCGATCTCGGCCAGCAGGTTTTCCTGCTCTCCGATATCCTGGAGCAGCTGTACATAGGCTTCATAGTCCGCCTGCTTTTTGCGGGTTTCTGCTGCCTTTTCAGCCGCCGCACGGATTGCCTCGGCCGTCATATTCAGCTTTCCGGTGGTTTCGTCCAGGGTCAGGCCCAGGTCTCCATACCGGCTGTTCAGTTCGTCCACAATGCCATTGAGAACGTACTGTTCATCCGCTGTCAGACTGGACTTCGCCGCCAGTTCCTCCAGCTTGTCGATCAGGGCCATAGAGCCTTCCGTTTCGCCCTCGATGCCGGCCTTGGTTTCCTCATATGCGGACAGCGACGCAAGATGCGCCTCGTTCAGACTGTTGAGGCGCTCTTCCAGCCCGGAAACGGTCTGTTTGTGGGCCTCGTATTCGTTGGTCAGGTCGCCGATCCGGATTTTCAGTTCCTCGGCCTCATAGGAATTCTCCTGGCCTTTTTGTACAAGCCGGTCATACTCGCTGTTCAGCTTTTGCAGCTCAGAATACTGCTGCTGCGAGGTCAGGGTCAGGTCAGCAAATTCATCGTCCGCCTCATCCGCAGCGGAGGCGAGGGCAGCAAAGATGCCGACCAGAGCCCCGGCGGCGAGCACCCCGGCCATGATCGGACTGGTGAACATGCTCGCCATATCCAGAGCTTTGATGACCTTGGACACAGCAGCATACGCTGTCAGGCCAGCCGTAGCGGTACCGACCACGCCGACAAAGGCGGTCACGGCCCGGAGCAGGGCCGGGTTATCCTGTACGAACTCGTTGGCAACGCCCAGCACATCTGTCCCGATGGCGTACAGCTTCCGGAGGTCGCCTTGGAACTCCTCGCCGATGGAGGTTTTCAGGGCATCCATAGCCGATTCATATAGAGTGATTTGCCCCTGCAGATTGTCCATCTTAATCTGGGCCATTTCTTGGGCCGCGCCGGTGCAGCTTTGAATGCTGTCGGTGAGGGACTGGAAATCGTCATCCGTTGCGTTGATGATAGACAGCAGACCGTTGTAGGTCCGGGACCCGGCAATGGTCATGGCGTTGTTGACCTTTTCCGCTTCGGTCATCTGGCCAAAGACGTCCCGGAGCTCGTTCACAGTCGAGGCCCAGGACTTCATGGTTCCGTCCACATTGATGGCGCTGAGCTCATACTCACCAATGGCTGCGCCGGTGAGCGTCACGCCCTGCAGCAGACCATTGAACGTGTTTTTTAGCGCCGTGCCCGCGTTGCTGCCCTTGATACCGGCGTTTGCCATCAGGCCGATGGCAACAGCTACGTCATCCACGCTGTACCCCAGGGCCCCGGCGATGGATGCCGAGTTTTTGAAGGTCTCGCCCATAATAGCGACGGACGTATTGGAGTTCGTGGCCGCAGCCGCCAGCACATCGGCAAAGTGCGCTGTGTCAGAGGCTTTCAGGCCAAAGGCGGTGAGGTTATCCGTCACAATGTCGGACACCTGGGCCAGGTCCTCCCCGGATGCCGCCGCCAACTGCAGGACGCCGTCCATGCCGGAAAGCATCTGCTCGGCATCCCATCCGGCCATTGCCATGTAGGTCATGGCCTCCGCGGACTCGGTGGCGGTGTATTTCGTGGTTGCCCCCAGGTCCTTTGCCATTTGGGACAGCCGTTCCAGGTCGTCAGCCCCCGCCCCCGACAGGGCCTCTACGGTGCTCATGGTGGCCTCGAAGTCCTTGGCAATATTGACACATGCCTCAAACTCCGCATAGATCGCTCTAAGGCCCTCAGCGATGCCAGCTGACACCAAGGCGGTAGATGCTGCGTCCAGGGCATCGGCGGTAGACCGGCCCATGTCCTCGGCGCTCTTGGCTGCATCCTGCTCCTGCTGCCGCAGCTGTCCGATCTCTGCGTCCAGCCGGGCGCTCTCCTGGGTCAGGTTGCCGGTATCGACCCCCGCCTCTTTCAAGGCGGTTTCCATGGTTTTCAGCTTGTCAGTTTGGGATTGTAAGCTATTATTGGTAGTGTCAATTTGCCGTTGTCTGCTGAGCATTTTGTCGTTTAGCTCAGTTTCGTATTTTTGGGCCTCACGCAGCATTGCGTTAAGCCTTTCCTGGTCGCCAGTCTCACTCTCAATCTGCTTTTGCAACTGTGCGGAGTACTCTTCTGATTTTTTCTTTTCCTGATTCAGATTCTCGTACTGCGCTTTGAGAGATGCCAACTTCTGGTTCGTGGCCTCGATCTTGCCCTGCTGCTTTTCATAGGCGGAAATATCCGCCTGGGTCTTGTTCAGATTCACGATCTCTTTCTGGATCTCGGAAATCTGAGATTTTGTCCGGTTGATGGTAGAGGCGAAGCCGCTGCCCTGTTTTGCCGAAAAGATGAACGCAGCCTCCCACGTCTTTCCCAGTGTGGACATATCACCCCTCCATCCCTTTCATCGTTGATTGATCCGCTGTTGCAGGTCGTTGTGTGCGCTGATCCATTCAGCCAGTTCCCGGAGCGGCAGATGCAGCAGCCAGGGAACCGGCATGTTGTCCATCCGCGCCAGTATCAGGCAGTTCGCCCGGAGCCATTGCCCGCCGTCGCCGATCACAACTCCGAGCGAATCAAAAAAGACCGAGCTTGATTCAGAATCCGGTTCATGTCCCGCAGGGGCATGGCCCGCAGCGTGTCTACCCCGATCTTTGCGTCGCAGGCCCGGGCCGCGATCCTGGCGCAGTATTCGCCGGACAGTTCCCGGACTATCAGGGCCTTGCCCATGGCCTGCAGCTCGGCCTCCACGCTCAGACCGTCCGCGCCGGTCAGCGCGCCGAAGTCAAACACCATATCGTCATAGGTCTTCCCCTCATAGCGGAATGGCTTGGCGAAGTGATGGACGTACACATCTGCGTCCACCTCTGCCGCCTGGGCCTCCGCCAGGGAGACCTCCTTTTCGTCAAGTTCAAAAATATCTGCCATGATGCGTTGCTCCTTTCAAAAGTCACCCCCGGACTCTTTTTCAGAATCCGGGGGTATGCCAGTTCGATTTCAGGCTTACTTGCCCAGCGCCTTTCTGACAGAGGCCAAGTAGTCCACGCCGTCCACCTCGTAGATGTAATCCTCCGGAGAGACCTCGCGGACCTTTACGCCGTTGATCCAGGTCGCCCAGTAGCGCACAGCATAGGTGCCGCTGGCGCCGGTAGTCGAGTTGGGCGCCACGTTCCCCACGTTGTGGCTCTTGGGGACAACCACCATAACGTGCTTTTCCGGCACGACATAGAGACTGTCATCCACGGAGTTTTCGTGGTTCTGCGCGATGCGGAAGTCCAGATGATGCCGCCGCAGCTCGGACAGTTTGATGCTGTCCGGGGTGGTGGTGCGGAAGTTGATCCCCACCTCCATCGCGTCCATAAGGCCGAGCATCACGGCGTCAATGTTACCGGCGATGCCAGCGCCTGAGATCTGCGTAACGAGGTTCGAGAGGGTGGGCATGACCACGGAGGCAAAGCCGTAGAAGATGGCACCGTCCTCGTAGACCTCAAAGTTCACATTCGCCTGATCCATGTGTGTCTTCCCCCTTCCTTACGCCGACATCAGCGAGGAGACGTAGTTGACGTCATACTCCAGGATGAAGTCAACCTCCTGCGCCGGGCTGGGCGGCGTCATATATACGTGGAGCCGGATGATGCCGGCCATCAGGTCGGTGAGCGGGTTCTCCGCCTCGATCATCTCCACCCGAGCGCCCAGCAGGTAGCCCCGGGCGGTCAGCCCGTTGAGCCAGATGTTGGCGCTGTCCACGATGCAGTCGATCAGGCGCCGGTTCAGCGGGTCGTCCAGCTTGTACCAGAACGTCTTGATCAGGGTGTTGCTCACCCAGTCGAACATGCGGCTGATGGGGATGAAGTAGTTCTTCACGTCCTGATCGCCGGGGAAACAGGCGGTATAGTTGCCCCAGGCCTTCCACCCAGTCATGAAGTTCAGGAACGTACAGATGCCGGCTGCGTTCAGGATATTGGCCTGAGCCAGGGTCAGGACGACCTCGGTGCCGTCGCTGGTGCAGAGCCGGTCGATGCTCACGTTCTTGTTGCTCGGGCTCTCATAGGGGATGCCGCTGTTGTCGGTATCCGTGGATGCCATCCGTCCGGCGAGCATGGTGGATCCGTGGAAGATGTAGTCCCCCAGGCCGCCGCAGGGCCAAACGGCGATCATGTCCTCCGTGTAGGAGCCGCCGTTCTTGGCGGTTACTGCAGCGGTGTAGCTGTCCGCCTCGATGTCCACAACGGACTTGCCCTTGAACAGGCCGTTGACTGACGCGATCTTGGCCGCCATTGCCGCCGCGACCACGCTCTGGTCGGAGAAGCCGGGAGCCAGAATGACATCGGGGATGATGGAGAACATGGGCATGCACAGGTCGATATACTCGCAGGCCGCCGCCACCGTTGCCGCAGCGGGCGCAGACAGGTAGTATGCGATCACGTTGCCGTTTCCGGAGGCAGGGGCATTTTTCAGTGTCACCTTGCCGGTGGATGCGTCGTAGGCGGTGATCTCCACTGCCGTCCCGCTCACTTCGACCTTCTGGACCGTCTTGGGCTTGGCTGTGACGGTGAATTCCTTCACCGTACCGTCGCCGTTAAAGGACTGGTTAAGAATGGTCTCAGTCAGGGGCAAGAAGATGACCGGCTGACACTGGGAGTAGGCGAAGTGATACTTCATAACCTCGCAAATGCCGTAGTCGATCCAGTTGTCCGAGTAGCCCAGATGCTTCTCTGCCTCGGCATAGGATGTGGCAAGCACCGGCACGTTGGGCGTCGCTCTGTCGGCCGCGTCCACGCTGGCAAGCGGGGCCACTCCGATCACAAAGGGAATGCCGCTGGTGGCGGTGTTCACGGTGGAAAGACTGGTGTCAACCTCCGTGTTAAAAATGCCATGTCTTGCTGCCATTGATTGTTTCCCTCCTTATGCCCGCAGGGCCCGGTACGCTTTGTACAGGGCTTCCCCGGGTGTTTTTACTTTGATGCGGTCCTCCGGCAGGGTCGCGCCGTCCACGATCAGCTCGGCAATGCCGGGCTTTTTCGCAAGGGCAAGCTGCACCTGCGGCAGGGCCAGGGCCTCCTCCCGGCCTACCGGGTAGATGGTCCCGTTCTGGATGACCCCGGACAGATTCGGCCCGATATAAGCGGAAAAGCCAATGCTCTCGGGAGCATCGGCTTTCTTCTCTGCGGGCTGTTCTGCGGGGGCTGCCTCCACCTGCTCGGCGGGGGCGGTGTTGGTTTTCTCTTTCACGGCCAATTCGGTACCTCCCTTTTAACTGTGGGCATATACCAAGAGGTCCACATTTCACCGCCAAAGTACGGGGCTGTGTCCTCCCGATAGATGTAACATTCAGGACCTTCCGAAAGGTCCAACTCGAAGCGGTTGTCCAGGACCACCCGCTTTTCTAGGGCAATCCGCATCCGCTCCATCAGGTTCAGCAGCATCAAGCCCCCCTCCTGCTCGTCGTCACAGTACACGCAGAAGACAGTCTGCACCTGGGCCGTGGAAGTCATTTTTTCTCCATTCGGCTGCTTATCCTTGGCTGTAACGAGCATGTGCAGGATATAAGGGACTTTTTTGGCTGCGCTCTTGGAATCCGGGAGCCGCTGCAAAAACACATCGGCGGCCCGATATGCCTGTTCCTCATCCGCTTTCTGGATGCGGGTCGGCATGATCAGGTCGCCGGTGGCTGCCAGGGTAAAGGCTTTCAGAGCTTGGAGCAGGTCTGTCTTGGTTGCAGGTGTGATAATGGTTGCAGCCATAGTCAGACCCCCCATCCGTTCAAGACGCGCAGGATTTCATGGTCGATGCGTTTTTCGTAGGTATCAAAAACCTTTTTGTCAATCGCATCCGTTACAGCTTCATTTGCGTACATCATCTGTGGCGTTGCAGGACCATACAGTTGTGTAATCGGATAGGGCTTTGGTCCTACCCGTTCAAAGTATCCACCATGATTACCAACTTGAGCCCAAAAAGCATGCTCCAGAACATGTTTGCCAGTGGACTTCTTTACGTCGGTAACAACTCTACCGTTGCTGTCTATTTTGGTCTCAAAATACGTCAGTGGAATCACGCGGCCTTTGTATGCAAATGAAACTGATCCTGTGTATTCCCCGCCTCTTTTGTCGAAATGGTTTATGTCTTCGGTATACCGGAGGAACGTGCTTTGGCTTAATGTGTACTCTCGCGTAACAGCTCGTTTGGCTTCCGTTTTCCCTGCTGCTGCGGCTCTGGACAACGCGCTTCCAACTGCTTTCTGCCAGCCACCGTTAATGTGGTCTAGCACCAGTTGGGCTCTTTCCAGATCGCCTTCTGCTCTTTCGGCAGTAACGTCCAACCATAAAGAGCTTTTTCGCCAAGCACTCAGGGATTGATCATTGTAGATTTCGCTCACTCGTCGATCCCCTCCAGTTCCAAGCGCAGCATTCCCATCTCTTCCCCGGAAGTGGCGATATAGAATTCCCGGAAGAATCCTCCACCGCCCTCCTGGTCGTTGATCTTGATGCGTGCGCCCTTTTCCGGCAGAACGCCGCCCAGGTCTGTTTTCGCGCAGTGTAGAACTGCGGACACCAGATAGAGCCCCTGGGCGTGGTCGCTGCTGATCTGTCGGCGGTCCTGTTCCTTCAAACTGGTCAGGACGATAGGGATGTCCTGGTAGGTCTCGCCGTCATACACGATGGTCCTCAAATCGGCAAACTCGCCGGGATTGAGGAACACGCCGTGGATGTCGGCTGCAACCATGTCCTTGAAGCTCATCCCACGGGCCCGAGGGCTTCCAGGGCTGGCGGCTCCTCATCCGGCTCCGGCTCTTCTTCGTCCTCCGGGTCTTCCATGACCGCCTCCGGCTCCGGGTCCGCATACACCGGCTCGGCTACGATGGCCGAAGCCAGGGCTGCTTTGGAACGCAGGCCGTTGGTGTCGATTGCCATGTCCGCAGCCAGCTGCTTGAGCTGGTTAAAGGACAGAGTCATAAGCTGGTCATAGTCCAGGCGTCCCTCAATGAGCCCAGAATCGCCCTCTGCGGGGGTTTCGTCCTCAGCCGTGTTCCCGCTAGGCGCATCGCCGCTGGTGTCAGCAGCGGCAGCGAGCGGTGTTGCAACAGCCTCGACGAACTCGCTGGCGGACACGCCGGCGGCCACGCCGATTTCGATCAGCCGGGCAGCCAATTTGTCCGCCACTTCAAAGGGCGGGTCCTGGACCGTTTTGGGGATCACAGACACCCCCGGGTTCCCGTCCTTGTCCGGAGGGCGATAGCCGAAGGTGCCGTTGGTGATGCGAATCAGCATAGGTCTACTCCTTTCTGTCGGCGGGGGCTCAGGCCACCGCGTTGGCTGCATAGACCCAGGGGCTGTAGTTCTTTGGCGCAGCCAGGGGCCGGCTCTCCAGGATCAGCTCGCGGATCTTCTGGCGGCGGTTGACATACAGATCGGGGACTCGCTTGCCGGTGATGGTCTCGATGTTGCCATCCTCGTCCATGTGGACGATGTGGGCATACATCAGATGGCCGCAGGCGGGGGCGGTGACCATGACACCCTTGGCTGGGAAGTAGTTGGTCCAGGTTCCGGCCAGGTTGTACTGCTCGTCTACGCAGATCACGTTCAGACGGTAGCCTCCGAAGTTGACGATGCCCAGCAGGGACACGCCGTCATACTGGGTCAGCTCCACGCTGATGGGAGAGGCGATGATGATGCCGCTGTCCCGATTCAGCAGGGCCTTGAACTCCGTGTTGGCAAGCAAAATGTCGGCCACAGTCTGGCCGACAATCAGGTCCGTATGGGGCAGCCCGCGCCGGGACAGCGCCCGGCACATGGCCCGCACATCTGCGACGATGGCGCTCCATGCCGTGGAGGTGGACCACTGGGGGCTGAGGGTGTAAATGCCGTCATTGCCCTTAAGCGCATCATAATACTGCACGGTGGCAGTGTTCCCGACGGTGTTGGCGTCGAGCATCTCATTGACGGTGAAGCCGTTGTTGAGCATAGTGTTGACGCACAGCAGTTCCTCGGTCCGGGTAAACCGGCGCTCCAGCAGGGCCAGGTCCTCGGAGACCAGCTTGGCCGCCCGTTCCTCCTCGGTGCTGTGGGAGAGAATGGCCTCGCCAAAGCCCCGCTTTTTCAGATCGTCAGCGGTCAGGTTCCGGCTCTGCTTGATGCAGACTGGTGCGTAGTCGTGGATCTCATAGCCCTGGCGAGACACGGGGATCGGGTCGGCCCGTTCCACCATGAAGGGCGCCATGCCATAGTCGCCGTCCTGGTACTCCACCAGTACCTTGTCGGCGGCATAGATGTCCCCGGCTTCGGTGGGGAAGTACCGGTCACGGAAGAAGGTGGACACCGGAGACAGGCCCCTCCAAAGGCCCGCCATGTAATAGGTGTCAAGGATATTGATGTTCAGAGCCATCTGTCATCCCTCCTGTTAAGGATTCTGGACGGTGCCGAGCAGGATGCCCTTCTTGCGGAGTTCGTCCTTGTCGGCCTCGGTCAGGGTGTAGTCTTCGTCCATGATCAGGGCGGCGGCATTGAAGCAGCCGCTGACATAGACGGCGACGTTCTCGTCGCTGGTCGTGCCGACCGTCACGTCATCACACAGGACACAGTCGGCGCCACCGCCGCCCGTTGTGTATTTGATGGCTACGGTCTCCCCGTTGGCAGGCGCAGTCTCAAAGATGATTTCACCGGTCACGGGGTTGTAGGAATAGGCGGTGACGGCAGTGCCGTCCACCTTTACCTCCGTCAGATCGGAGGTCGGATCACCGCCGCTGATGACGGTGAAATTCGTTGTGGAGCCGTCGCCGGTCCCGGAAAAGGTACCGGTGTCATCGACATCGCTGCCCATCAGGAACAGCTTGCCGTCCGAGCCCTTTGCCAGCAGCGTGCCGCGCTTATACGTCGCCTCAGCTGCTCCTTTGGCAATGGTGCCGCTCTTCACGATTGCGGGCGGCTGCATCCCTGCAAAGAGCGTTTCAAACTCCACGGAGCCGATCTTTTCATGCAGATCACGGGTCATGATTTAATCCTCCTTGCTGTTCAGTTTTTTCGCCATAGCTTCGCCGGCGGCCAGCATGTCGGCATTGCTCATGGCCTGGGCGCCATCTTCCTCCTCGGGCGGAGGGGCTGCGCCGACGCCTTTCGCGCCGCTGGCGGTGGCATCCGCCTGCATCTGGCTCAGAAAGGTCCGGCCCTGCTTCGCCGCTTCCTGGGCAGCACGGAACGCCAGCTCCTGGGCCGTGCAGGCGTTCTCGCCATACTTGGCCGCCTGCACCATTGCATCGTCGTACAAGACGGCAATGGCATCGATCTTCTGGATACGCTGCTGCTCGGCCTGAACGGCGGCAGCAATCGCGCCCGGTTCGGCGGATGCCCTCGCGGCGGCCTCGATCTCTGCCACCAGTTCCGGGTGCTGTTCCCGGAGTTCTTCAATCGTCATGGGGATTCCTCCTTCATTGCCGCCGGTGACGACTTCCGGCGAATCGTTTATCACCTCCGAGGCCGCTGCTGCCTCGGGTGTGACCAAGGGAATAGATTCAGGCGCCGTCACGCCGGGGGCCAGTCGGAGCTGGCGGCCCTGGACAAACAGCGCCTGTCTGTTTGCGCTGGCGGCGATGCCAAGGGGTTTGGCATCCTCCAGCAGCTCGTCCACAAAGCCTTTTTCCATGGCTTCGCGTCCGGTCATAAACGTGGTGTCGCTCATCATGTGCATCAGCACCGTGCTGCTGAGGCCGGTCTTCCGCTGATACACCTCTACCTGCATCCTGTCCCAGGCGTCTTCCATCTCTGCGGTCTGACGCATCTCGTCAGCGTTGTAATAGCCAAACAGAAAACTCAGGCACTTGTGGATCATGATGAGGCAGGACGGATTGGCCTTTACGGTGTCGCAGGCGCACATGATATGGCTGCCGCCACTCATGGCCACGCCGTCCACGATGCCGGTCAAATGCGCCCCGGCTCTAGACAGGTCCCGCAGGCGGTTGTGAATCGTGGCGGACACCCCAGCATCCCCGCCGTAGGAGTTGATGCGCACGGTTATTTCCTTGGCCCCGGCAATCTGGTCCAAGTCTTCCAGGAACTCGTCCAGGAGGATGTACTGGCCCTCGATCGGCTTGCCAGTCCAGATGTCTATAGGCTGGGTCTCATAAATGTCCCCGTATAGGATGATTTCCGCAGCGTTCCCCTCTCGAGTCGCTATCGTGTAAGCATGCTTTTGAATTTTCATGGCTTGCTCCTTTCCTTATTCCACATCGTCGGCGTCGCCGGTGGAGACGCTGACGGTGGTGCCGGCTGGGTCGATGCCTACCTCTTTCAAGGCGGCGTTTTCCATGGCCAGCTGCTCCACATTGGCGGACCAGTCGCCGCCGGTCAGTTCCATCGTGACCTCGGAGCGTGTCTTGATGCCCTGGTTGATCAGCAGCACCGCAGCCTTGGCCTCTTTCAGCGGGTCCAGGGACTCCTGCACCGGGCCGATCCAGGAGGCGCCGCTCCAGGCGTTCCGCACCAGTGGGTCATCAAAAAAGCCCGGGGCCTTGACGCGGCCTCGGGCAATGGCTTCACTGAGCCAGAGCTCATATACAGGCTGACAAAAGTCATCCACAAACCAGGCCCGGCGCATTTTGAATGCGGCCCAGGCTTCCAGTAGAGCGCCCCGGGAGGCGGAATAGCTGGAATTGAACTCTTTGATGAGGACATCATAGGGCAACTCTTTGCCCGCGCCGATGATCCGGCACATGGTCTTGACGAAGGTGTCAAAGCCGGCTGTCGGAATGTTCGGATTCCCGAAATCGACCTTCTCACCGTCTTTCAGGTGCAGGACAGTGCCAGGGCCCATTTCATACTCGTTTTCATCGCCAGAAACGCCCTCGCCGGGGTTCTCACCCGGTACACCGGCAATGCTGCCTTGGCCAACTTCGTTGATGGGGATCTCCGCCTGGTCCGTCTCTGTGACGATCCAGGCCGTAAAAAACGACTGGACCAGGGCTGCCTGGAGTTCCGACTCTGTGTATCTGCGCAGCTGCAGCAGAGGCTCTATGACCTGGGCCAGATAGGGAACACCCCGGTATTGATCCGGTCGCTCGGCGTCCATAACGTGGAGGATATTCGGCAGCCCGGTTTTCTCTCCGAAGGCTTTGACCCGGGTCCATTTCAAATCGCTCCTGGGCCGGCCGTTGGGATAGCCGTTGCAGATATAGTAGGCGACCACCCGGCCGGCCTTATCCACCTCTACGCCGTCGTATACGCGGTTTCCGGCTCCCGGCTTCCCTTTGGGGACAATGCCTTCCGTGGCCGTGTAGGAAAAGGTTGCACCAGCCCCCGCCATCTCTCGCGGGGTGGATACCCGGTCTGCTTCCACCAGATGCAGCCGCAGCGTGTACGGGTTTTCCGGCGTCGGTTCGCTCCGCTTGACCAGGGCAAAGGCATCCCCGCTGAGCAGCCAGGACTTAAAGGCCAACTGCTGGAGGGCGGCGAAATTGTTCATGCCAAGAGCGTCGCAGTTCTGCTTCTTATCCGCCCAAACAGCAAATTCCGCCTCCGTCCGCGTCTTCCATTCCAGGGCCCGGTCCGGGGCCATCCCCAGCAGGGCGCTGTCGATGGAGCTTTGCAGTGTCAACCCTGTACCCACAACCTTGGTCCGGTTGGTGTCGATGGCGGAGGTAGCCACCGGGGAGGACATGTACAGCAGGCGGGCCCGCTGACGCAGGGTACCGTTGTTGCGGTCAATATCATCCTGGGCAGCGATGCTCTTTGATGTGAAGCCTTTCATGGCCCGGCGGGTCTTACTCGCGCCCGCGTCGCTGTATCCAGACATGCTCTATCACCTCGCAAATTTGGTGTTGCCAAATATAAGTCTGGCGCCCTGCGTCGAAAGGAGTAAACCCCGCAGAGCGCCAGTGATACAGTCCGGGCGGCAGTGGCCCGGACATATATCCGTTACCAATCCCTCGGCAGTACGCCAAAGGCTTTCCGTGGCCTTGCCCCATTCAGCAAGGCGTCCAGAGCGTCGATCTCAGCCTCCAGGTCCTCGATCTCCTTTTTCAGCTCCGGGAGGTCGAACCTGGTAAGCTGCCGGTCGTCGATCATGTACGATTTCACGCCGCCTTGGATCAGGGCCAGGTACGCGGTCCGAAGCTGCTCCAGGGCGGCTTGCCGGAACGCTCTCCGGGCCTGCAATTCGGTTCTGTCTGCCATAATGCCTTACCTACCAATCGTCATAGTATCGGTTTATGCCGGCCTGCCGGTTCCGCTTGACCGATCTCGGCGCAGCGGCGGCCGCTGGTGGTGATGCCGCGCCTGCCCGGGCGGATGCAGAGGCCTTCCCCCGCGCAGCTTTCAGCCGCCGGTCGATCTGGTCCAGATTTGCCGGGAGCGCCTTAAACGCGGCCACGGCATAGTTCCGACAGTCCAACGCTTCATTTCTCTCGTGGCCGGGAATCTTCTCCCACTGCCAGGGGTTACGCTTCGCTTTCTCGTTGTAAACAAGCCGCTCGGACAGCAGCCCGGAAAAGAAGGTGCTGCCATAGTCATCCCGCTTCGGGAAGTGGCAGTATTTTGACCCCGGAGTCTGCACCCGCAGATTGTCCATGATGATTTGCTTCCCGGCATCGACCCCGATTTGATATTGCCAGCAGGTCCCGATCGCCGTCTGATTGACCACGATCTTGACCTGCTTCGGCGGTGCTGTGTATGGCTTGTCCTGGCCCGGCATGCCCTTAATGGCAAACACCCGCTTGCCCATGCGCTTCCGGCACTGGATGCGGACCTCCTGGGTGAAGTGCCCGCCCTCATCGACAAATGTCATGCTGATCGGCAGGCCAAGCCCATCCTCGAACCGGTAGATTTTATCGATCACACCATCCAGAGCCGCCCATACCGCCTCATCGTCCGGGCGGCCCATGATGATTCCTTTCTGGATGCCCCAGGTTTCTCCAAAATGACCGTGGCCGACCACCTCATACTCCAGGCGATTGTCCTGGGTGTCCACGCCGCAGGTCAGCACCAGCGTCCCCTCCGGCAGCTCCACGGGCGTCCCGTCTTCTCGCTGGCCGTAGTCCTCCCGCCGAGCCATCAAACTGTCCTCGTCCTGGAGATCGCCCCGGTCCTCCCAGAGCAGCCCGAAGCAGGTGTTGTAGACCACCTGCATCTTCCGGGTGTTCCCGAGGGCTTTCAGGTATTTGAGGACGATGCTTTCCCAGCTCGCCCACTGGCTCACAAAGGCATTGAGCCAGAAGGACCGGGTCCCGCTTTCGTAGGCGTCCGGGTTCTCTGCTTCCCAGCGGCCCGGCTGCCGCTTCATGGTCAGCTCGTCGGAGATGGCGGCACATTCCGGGCAGATGTAGAAGACGTCCAGCACCTTATAGGTCTTCCGCCCGGAGATTATCTTTTCCTCATGCTCATACCGGATATCTGACCACTGGATTTCATGGTATTCCCCGCAGTGGGGACAGCGGGTTTTCCACCGTTCCATCGTGCCGGAGGCATACGCCGCCTCGATATTGCTGGCGCTCTTGATGGTGGGCGTGGATACTTCCACCGCCAGGGCGTTATAGAAAGTGGTCTGCCGGGCCATGGCCAGCTCCCACGGGTCGCCCTCTTTGCCGGCGCTCACCGCCCAGCGGTCCCGTTCATCCCCCAGGATGTAGCGGATCGGCTTTGATGCCAGAGCATGGGCCTCGGTGGACCCGCACATGGTCAGGATGCCGCCCGGATAGGTCTTTTGCAAAATGGTGTTTCCGGAATCCCGGCTTTTCGGGGCACCTACCTTTTTCAGCAGCGTCGGGCAGTCCCGCAGCATGGGCGCAATGCGCAGGATGGAATAGTCTTTGGCGTCAATCGTTGTCGGGTGGACAAAGAGGATAGATCCCGGGTCCTGGTCGATAATGTATCCGATCAGGTTGTTCAGCAGTTCGCTCTTGCCCACCTGGGAGGCTGCCACCATCACCAGATGCGACAGGCGAGGGTCGGTCAGAGCGTCCATGACCTCTTTGAGATATGGCGTCCGCTCTGTCCGCCATGGCCCGGGCTCGGCGGAACTTTCGCTGGACAGTCGGCGATTCTTTTCGGCCCATTGCGTGACAGTCAGGTTTTCGGGCGGTTTCAGCCCGGCCAGGACTTTTTTCAAGAGCCGGTTCAGCCGCCGCACATTATCTTCACTCGTCATACCCATCACCATCCGAGCTCCAATCCATCCGGTCCCGGACCCGATCTGCGTACTTCTGAGGGTCGTACTGGTATGCGGCCAGCTCCGCCAGGACTTTGTAGACCTCATCCCGGACTACGTTTGACACTTCGGCAGGGGTAGAGGCGGCAGCTCCGTCAATGGCTACCCGCCCAGGCAGGGCAAGCAGCGCTCCTCGGATGGCGTATATCAAGTCCTCGGTCATGGCCTCTACATCTTCGGCCCGGTGCATCTTGCCTTTCAGCTCCTCCGCTTCCAGTTTTGCCACCAGAGCCTTTGACGCTTTCATCTGGACCTCCGCGCTTTTCTTCGCCTTGTCCAGCTTGATATCATCCGGGTCAGCCGCAGGTTTGGTCTTGTAGGTCCGATATAGCCCGTCATTTTCTTGGGCGTTGTAAAGCCCTCGACCGGACTTTTTCAAAACGCCGTCCTCGGTCAGTTGGCGCACATTCCGGGCAGTTATGCCAAAAAGACAAGCCAATGACGTGGCATTGACCTCTGTTTCAGGCGTAATTTCCACTGTCGCCATGTTTTTTCTCCTTCCCTGTCCCGTTTTTGGCATAAAAATAGGGCAAATCCGCTCAAAAAAGGAACGGAAATGCCCTATTTTTTCAGCCGCTAACTACGAATGATTCGG